GCTGTGGGCCAGCGATCCGGCCTGGCTCGCCATGCAGGCGGAAAAGAAGCGATTGCAGCGGGCCGCTAAAAAGAAGATCACAAAGAAATGAAATCCACTCTGGCAGTTCTGGCGGTTGCTCTCGCGGCGGTCCTTTTGCTGAACGGCTGCGTTGCCGTTTGGGGCAAGGGGCACAATGTTGTTTTTGCCAACAGTGAAGGGATGCTGATTCAATACGACCCGCTGATTGCTTCCCCCGGATCCATGGCCGGCATTGCACAGCAAGAGGCCTCGAAGTATGGGCGCGTCATCGTGCCAGGAGATTTCGAGCCCTCGAACTATGGGGGCATCCATCAGCGATATTTCAAGTTCATCACCCCGACGCCTGCGGGGCGGCAAAATTACTGACGGCAATGAAGGTTTCACTTGAGGTTCAAAATCTGATCAAGGAAATTAAAGAAGTTGCCTGTCCGATGGTGGCCGGGAGCGCTTCTTTTTTATGCGGCGTGGCGCTTTTGTGCATCGTTCTAGGTGGGCTATGGATACAGGAATTACTATGGCTGTCCGTAATGCCGATTGTCCTTTTGTGGGAACAATCAGCAAAAGTTGAGAAATGGGCCAGAGGAAAGGCGCGATGGCTTGAGCTTGAACAAGAGATTGAATATGAGGTTTCGCGAGGCAGCTTAGATGAGGCCATAAAGCAGGCTCGGGAAAGGTATGCCGTTTTGAATGCAGTATTGGGAAAATGGGCTTCTCAAAAGCCGACGATATTTGAGCGTGTTTTTTTTGAGCGAAGCCAGCGCCGCGAGGAGCAAAATGAATGCCTCTATCGGCGGCTGATGGAGGCTAGGTATTTAGAGCACAGGCTTACGTCAGCGCAGGAAGTGGCGAAGTCTGATAAACAGAGGTTTTCCGATGCTTGAAAAATATTTTCACATTTTTTGTTGACGGGTGGTTATACACCTGCAATCTTTGCAGGTATGCCGAGCAAACGCAAAGCCGGAAAGAAGCAGGTTGCCGTCTGGCTCACGCCAGATGAAAAGGCTGTCTTGAAAGAACTGTCTCGCCTGTCTGGGAAAACCATGTCCGAAGTTTTGAAGGAAAGAATCAATGAGCGCATCAACAAAAACAAATAAACTCGTATCGGTCGGCCTCTACTTGGATGCCGAAGAACTGCAATCCCTGAAGGAAGCGGCGAAAAACGAAGGGCGGTCTTTGTCCTCGTATGTTCGCCGCCTTTTTTTTGGCGATAGGTGTATAACCACCCCAACCGCCAATACATCTAAAAAGCCCCGGAAATGAATCCCGCAAAGAAGATTCACGGCGTCCTGATCGAATCAGGCATCCCCGTTCCGCAGAGCATGAGTCGGTGTTGCCGGGAAGTGCTGGCGGCCATGAAGCCGGGAGATTCTATCCTGGTTCCGCTTTTGGACCGCGAGGTATGGCGCAGGACAGCCATGCACATGGGAATTCATGTCTGCACGCGGACGGCTGGCAGCAAGAATTGCAGGCTTTGGCGGATTGAAACGGCCCCGAAGAATGGCCGGCCAAGCGCTTGGAAGGGGCCATCCAAATGAGCGCCGAGGAACTCATTGAGGCGGCGACAGCTCTCCCCCCGGCCGGCCGATACCCGACCGACACGATCATGGGGGCCGTGCTGGTGATGCGGCAGAAGGGATACAAGTTCCGCGCGATCCATCAATTTCTGAAAGACAAGGGCGCGAACGTGCATCCGGTGGCGACCACGTTCACAAGCGTCATGTCCCGCCGCATCAAGCGGGCGCGACTCAAAGCTCTGGAGGCGGCACGATGAGTATCAAAGACGCGATGGGGCTTACGGGGCTCTGTTACACCTCTCTCGTAAAGAAGGCGGCGGCTGGCGAGTTTGAGGCGTACAAGCCGCGCGGCAACAAGGGCGGCTGGGAGATCGACGCGCGATCCTTCTCATGCTGGAACCTGTGCCGGAAGATGAAGACGGGCAATGCGCCCGCTCGGGCCGCCACTCGCCATGAACTCGAAGAGATGGGGGCCGCACGATGAACCCCGCATTTCGATGCGAGTACGAGGCGGGCGTGATCTTGCAGAAGATCGCAGCGGAACGGCTCGATATTGCCTGGTACAAGGCGATGGCGACCGCGACCGACCTTGAGCGTGTTACCGGGAACCCCAAGGCGGCTGAAGCTGCCGCCACGCTCAAGACGGCGATGACGCTTCTGAATCGGGCGCGGCATCTGGTCTTTGACCTGTGCCCGCTTGAAGCCGCTCGGCTCACCAACACCAAGGGGGCACGCAAGGAACTCTCTGAATTGCTCACTGAATTTCGCACGCCAAGAAAGTCATGAAAAACACCGACCCAACCGCAAGCCTGATCTGGTGCCTGATCTGGGCCGTGCTCCTCGTCTCGATGCTCATTGGGCAATACTCGCTCAAACTCGAACGCGACCGGGACCGCCTGCATGCCGAGGTCAATGCCTCGATGATCCCGCCAGAGGTTAAGATTTTCCGTGGGCCGCTGACCGCAACCGCGCAGGGCTCGTCCCGCCAGGGCGCCACGGGAACCAACTCTTTCCGGCCATGATCGCCATCAAACAAGGATCATGCTGGACCTACCACGGCCCCGGAGACGGCAAAGGAGTCAAACACTACGTCACCATGATTAAAGGCGGGACTGTAACCACATGCTCTGCGCCGATCAGCGATCCTGAATTGGGCGGATATATGTGGGACGGCCCGGTGGACATCTTTATTCAGCACTTCAAGCCATGCCAGCCATGATCCCCGCCCTTGCCCTCCTCTCCATCGCCGCCGCCATCGTGCTCGGCATGACGATCAAGCGCCAAATCTCTGCGGCCTACCGGGACGGATACCGCTCCGGGTTCTTCAAGGGATACGGCGCGGCGACCACGTTCCAAAAGAAACCCCTGGACTGAGAAAAGAATTTCCCCCGCCCCGGTGAGCGCCGGAAGCGGGGGAGTAGTGAAACAACAACAACGAAAGAAAGCAGAAACATGAAACTATCAAAAAAGCAAGAAGGGGATTTCACCCCGCATGAAGAAGGGACCTTCAAGGCCGTCTGTGTGGACGTCACCCCGTTGGTCAAACGCCAAACCGATTGGGGAATGAAGGAGGAATTTCGCATCGTCTTCGAAACCGATGCGAACCCTCGCGAGGATGGATCGCCGCAGTGTGTGTGGAGCCGGGCCTTCACGCCCAGCCTCAACGAGAAAGCGGCGCTTCGGAAGTTCCTGCGCCAGTGGCTCGGGCGGGATCTGACGGCGGCCGAGGAAACGGAGTTCGACACGGAAGACCTGCTCGGCCGTGGCGCAAACGTCGTGGTCGTCCATGAAACCAGCAAGGACGGCGAGAAGACCTATGCCAACATCGCGGCATGCACGCCGATGCGCGGCGAGGGGATCAAGCCATCGGGCAAGTTCACCCGCAAAAAGGACCGCGAGGAGAAGGCCGGCGGCGGCGAGGGGGCGTCCTACCGGGGCGCGGCCAAGCCGAGCGAAAAGCAGGCGGACGCCAAGCCTGTGGACGATACCCAGGCTGGCGAGGACTGGACACGGGTCAAGGTCCACGTCGGCAAACATGCTGGCGTCGAGCTGCGCGACCTCGATCCCGAGGCGATCACGAAGCTGGTGACGAACTGGCTGCCAACGCATGAGGTCAGCAAGAAGCCGAGCGCCGACGACAAGCGCCTGGCGGCCGCGCTCAAGCTCGCCGTCGAGGCCATCAACGAAACCCCGAAGGAGGATTTCTAACGCCATGAGCATCTCGAAAAAGAACTACAAGCCGGTTGAATCAGTGGAGCCCGAAGGGGCTCCGCCCAAGCCTCGCACGTCGAAGGCGCGGGAATCCTGCCGGCATCCACTCACGACGGATCAGATGGTCGAGGCTGGCAAGGACCTTGCTGCCTCGCAAATCGAACTGCGCCAGCTTGACGACGACTTCAAGTCTGTCCGCGATGAGTGGAAGAGCCGGATCAGCGCCGTCGAGGCGCGGGTCACCCAGCAGACGGGCCGGATCAGCCGGGGATATGACATCAAGGACACGGAATGCACGGTCACGTTCGAAACCCCTGAACCGAACCTGAAAACCTGCACACGTGACGACACGGGCGAGCGGGTCTGGGTGCGCGAAATGACGGACACGGACCGTCAACTTGTGCTCGATCTGACGGAAGCCCCGGCAGGTGAGGAGGACGAGGGATGAGCGACAAACTTGAAATCGTTGTCTCAGGTCCGTTGCCGAAACCGGAGATCGAACTATCGCCCGCCGCGTTCAACGCCCGTGAACAGGCGCTCAAGGCGGCGGGCAACATCAAGGCCATCGTCTCGGTGGCCGATCTCGACCAGGCGGCCGCCGCCCTGACCACGATCAAGAGCCTGACGCGCTGCGTCGAGGACTCGCGGAAAGAGGTCAAGGCCCCGGTGCTGGAAGTCGGCAAGCGGATCGATTCGGTTGCCAAGGATTACCTGTCCCCGCTCGATGCCGAGGCCGCTCGGCTTTCGGTCATCGTCGGATCCTACCAGGAGGCCGCGCGCCGGAAGGCTGAGAAGGAACGCGCGGAGGCGGCACGGGTGCAGGCCGAGGCGATTGCAGAGATGCAGGCCAAGCAGGCCGAGGCGCTCGCTTCCGGTGACGAGGCGGCGGCGGACGCTGCCCGCGCCGAGGCGGCGGACAAGATCGCCGAGAGCCAACTGGCGGCGATCAATGCCGAGGGGCCGAAAGCGGATGGCATCGTGACCCGCACAACGTGGAAGTTCGAGGTCACCGACATCGGCGCGCTGTTCAAGGCACGCCCGGAGATGGTCGCGCTCTCGCCAAACAACGCGGTCATTCGCGCGGTCGTGAAGGCCGAGAATGGCAAGGCGATCCCCGGCCTGCGGATCTGGCAAGAAGCGGGCGCAATCGTGCGCGGTGCCGCGCCGGTCAACGTCGAGAAATACGACTACTGAAACAAATCTGATCAGAGGTTCCGAACGACGGGAAAGCAGAACCGCGAACACAGCATCACTCCAGAGGAGCGAAAAGCGAGGCGGACCAGTCGTGACATCGGGAGAGACTGCACAATTTTTTATGGCAACACTTTCTGAAATCTTAGCGAAAAAGGCGGCGCGGGCCGGCACCGGCACAGTGATCCGGGCCGAGGACGAGAAGGCGAAGCTCGCCGCATCGATCAAATCAACCCTCGACGCATCGGCCCCGAGTCTCCCAAAAACCCAGCCCCCGGCCCCGCGCGAGCTGGGAGCCATGGAGCCGGGGGAGCGCCTGCCAATGGATCACCCGCCCCAGGGCGCGCCGGACGCGGCGTGGGAGTGGTTCGACTCGCTTCACTCGTTCGAGAGCGATCTGGGGATCGTGATCGACCCGAAGGGCGAGCATGCCTGGCTGGCCGTTCAAGCGAAGCAATTCGACCCGCCGCTCCTGATCCTGCGCCTGCCACTCCTCAACCGTCGCCTGCCGGGGGAACCATTCTAAATGACTGCGACAATGAACCCGCCCGCATCGCAAGGGAACTTGGCGTTGCGCTTAAAGTCGGCTATCTCAACGGCCCAGACGATCCAGAGGCCCAATTCCTCGCCGTCGCCATCCATCTCTTTGGCGGCCGCGTCATCGATTACTAAGCTCGACCCGGAGCAACAGCGCGCGGTCGACATGATGCAGGCCGGGGGAAATATCTTTCTTTCCGGCATGGCCGGGACCGGGAAAAGCACGGCTCTGCTCGAGTTCATCGGGCAATCGTTCCGGGCGGTCGACGTGTGCGCGACGACCGGGATCGCTGCGCTCAACCTGCAAGACCAATTCCGCCGCCGCGCCGGGGTGGCGCTGCCAGCGCATACCGTTTACCGCTGGTCCGGGATCGGCCTCGGGCCGGCCGCCGGCCAGACGCATCAACAATACTGGGATTTCCTTAACCTCGGCCGCATGCCGATGTCGCGCATGGCGGCATTCCGCAGGGTGGCACGGTCTGAATGCCTGGTCATCGATGAGATCTCAATGCTGCCGGGGCGCGTGCTCGACTACCTGAATTTCCACTTCCAGCAAATCCGGGGAAACTCGGCCCCGTTCGGCGGGATCCAAATCATTGCGGTTGGCGACTTCCTCCAACTGCCCCCGGTGGCGAAGTCTGGGAAGTATGATTGGGCATTCTTCGCGCAATCGTGGGCGGCCGCGCGCCTCCAACCCGCCTACCTGACGACGATCCACCGGCAGGACGAGCCGATCTTTGTCGAGGCGCTCAACAACTTCCGGGAGGGCCGGATCTCGCGCTCAGTGGCCGACGTGCTCTCTTCCCGGGTCAAGATGTTCGTCGACCGCAGGGTTGTCCGGCTCATGACCCACAACGCCCAGGTCGACAAATGGAACTCGTACCAAATTGGTGAGATTGACGCGCCGGAATTGACGTACAACGCCGAGTTTGAAGGGCCGGAACATGAGGCGGATTTCATCGCCAAGAACTCGATCACCCCGACAAAACTAATCCTCAAGCGTGGCGCGCGGGTGATGGTCACCAGCAACCTGACCGGCGAGGGTGGCGAGCTGATCGCCGTCAATGGGCAATGCGGGACGGTGATGGAAATGGGTGGCGAATCTGTAGCCGTCGCGCTCGACGGCGGCGCGACCGTGCAAATCAACCGGCGCAGTTGGACGTATGATCCGCAACGGGACGATTCCGCGGCGATGCATCAAATCCCGCTGCGGCCGGCCTACGCGCTCACGATCCACAAAAGCCAAGGCCTGACACTCGACCGGGCACATATCGACATCCGGGCCGCGCGCGAGCCCGGGCAGGCATACGTCGCGCTTTCGCGCCTGCGCTCACTCTCTGGCCTGTTCCTCAAGGAATGGATCAAGGGTGTCCATGTGAGCGACGCGGCAATCAACTTCTATCGCAATTTATGAAACCTGAAAACGACACTTGGAAATCAGTTCACGACGAAATGCCGGACGCTGAACAATCTGCGGGAGACGCTGCGGGAGGTTTTGGCGAACGCAGAGAGGAGCCACACATGACCGCCGCGCTTGACTCCGCTACCACCCATGACGTGTCCGGCGGGCATGTGTTGGCTCACTCGCCTTGTTCGCCTTCTTTGCTCGACATCTTCTGTGGTGTCGGCGGGTGGTCGAAATCCTTCGCGGCTCGCGGCTGGAACTGTGTGGGCGTGGACATGGCCGCCCTTGGCTATCCTTGGCGGCTGGAACAGCGGGACGCGCTCACGCTGCCGCGTGACTGGATAGACAGTTTCGATGCAGTGGTGATGTCGCCGCCGTGTGAAGAGTTCGCCCGCGCCTGGCTGCCTTGGCTGCGCGGGGACAAGCAGCCCGCAAAGTGGGCACTCGATCTCCTAGAATGGTCGGTGGCACTTTGTGACCGCCCGCGCCGGATCGTGGAATGCAGCAACTTCGCGGCCCGCCATGTGCCCGGCGCGATACGCTGCGAATCCTACTCGCTGTGGGGAGACGTGCCGCTCCTCATGCCCGTGCTGCCACGCGGCAAGATGGCGAAATCTGGAATGCGCCCGGAACTGAGGGCAGAAATCCCCGCCGCCCTGGCTGAGACGGTCGAGCGGCATTTTAGTATGGCGAACGCAGAGGCTACCGCATCCCAGCCGGGAGCGGGGCAACTACCAAAATAATACCAATGAAGTCGAAATCGGTAATAACACAGAACGGGCTGGGATTAGGTGCGCCGCTTGGTTCGCCTGTTTTCAACCTCTCAAAGTCCGCTACGGGGCCAGAACGGAAAGCCCGCAGGGACATGACGGAGCGTGTAATGCGGGCCGTGTGGAGTCACTGCGACGAATCGAAGGAATGGGGCCAGTCACGATGGGTCGAACTCATCAAGGAAGTCGGATTGCTCTCACCAAAAACCAACTCAATCGACTGCGATCAAATCACGGAACTATTCGTTGAACTCTGGAACAAAAAATGAAAACCAAAATGGATATAATGCTGATGCGGTCCCGCGCCGTGGACCTCGGAAACAATGCCGGTCAATGCGTGGCTGAAATGTGCAACTCACTTCTCGATACGAACCTCACGCCGGAAGAACGCGAGCAATCGCTGAAATTGAGCGAGCGTGTGGCTCGGGGTGAAATCCGCGAACTCGAAAGACTGATCCTCGAATGTCGCGATATTCTGGCGAACACCAGCGTCAGCGGCCCCTGCCCGCCGACGAAAGACGACACCAACAAAAACCAACTGTCCGGCGGGTAGGGGTTCGCTGGACGCACTGTTAGCCATATTTATGAACGCATCAAGAGAAGCATACGACCTACACAATCCAGCCTGTCGCGCAAACGCATGGGCAAGACTCAAGCGCGGCGAATGGAAATCGCTCTGGTTCTGGAAACTGATCTGGAGTGACACGATCAACAACGTCTGCCCGGTAACGCTGAAATGATTATTTTGGCTAACAATGATTAACCGACTGCCGTCCGTTATTAAAATCACTATGGACAACAAAACTAAGCACTTAGGACTTTTGACCGATGTCATCCGCCGGAAGCATTATTCCCTGGCAACAGAGCGGACGTATTGCCTGTGGTTCGCTAAGTTTTGGGACCATTGCCTTTCACTTCCTCGGGAGATGTCCCGCGAAAAGAAGCTGGAAGATTTCCTGACCGCTGAGGCAAAGCGTGGATGCTCAGCTTCAACTCAGAATCAGGCGTTCAATGCGGTCGTGTTCTATTTCAAAGAGGTTGCCGGGAATCCCCTGGGGGAGGTCAAGGCGCTTCGAGCAAAACGCCCAGAGCAACTCCGGTTTGCACCGTCCAGGGAGGATATCCGTGGAATCCTGAAGAACGTAAAGGACGTGAACGGATATCCGACAGCGTTCCTCACGCGCCTGCTCTATGGCTGCGGCCTGCGCGTGCGCGAGCCGTTCAATCTGCGCGTGCGTGATATTGACCTCGACCATTCCCGGATGACGATCCGCCAAGGCAAGGGCAATAAAGACCGCGTTGTCGCAATCCCGTGCTCCCTCATCGAAGGGTTTCGCGCACAACTGCAGGTTGCCAAAGCGGTCTGGGAAACTGACCGCATGAACGGGATCCCGTGCAAGCTCCCCGGCCTCCTCGGCAAGAAATACCCCGGCTACGAACACGCGCTGGCTTGGTTCTGGGTCTTCCCTCAACACGTCCCCTGCAAAGATCCCCGCGATGGCCGGACTGTGCGCTACCACGCGCACGAATGCAATCTTCAACGGGCAGTGAAAGCCGCTGCCAAGGAAGTCGGGATCGAAGGCGTCACCCCGCACCATCTGCGCCACGCCTACGCAACCCATGCGCTTGAAATGGGGGCAAACGTCCGGGCCGTCCAGGAGGCGCTTGGGCATGCCTACCTCGACACCACGATGGGCTACATCCATGCGGATGCGCTCGGCGTGCGCTCGCCCCTCGAAACTCTTGACTGACACCATTTATGAACACACTCGAAACCATCATCAGCATCTTCCCATCGGCTCTTGCCCAAGAACCGGAACAGGCATTCACGCTGCGCGAATTCCTCGCCGCTGTCAAAAACGGCCGGTGGGAGCGCAAGATTGCCATCTGCCGGGAACACATCCGCCGCGGCGACCGCGTGCGCTACGACCACAAGAAGCGCGAGCTGCCGGCCGTGACAATCTCATGCCATTGCCTTTCGCGCGAACGCGACCTGACCCCGGAGGCAAAGGCGATCACCCATTCCGGCTGGCTCCAGGCGGACTTCGATCTCAAGGACAACCCGCTCCTTGCCGATGCGGACGCGGTGAGCGCCAAGCGTGCGGCGCTGATCGCTGATCCTCACGTCGGGGCGGTCTTCGTCGGGCCATCCGGCGAGGGCCTCAAGGCGGTGGTATCAATTGATCCCGAGCGCCACAAGGATTCATGGTTTGCGGCCGAGGTCTACTTCCGCGAGGTCCACGGCCTGCGGCTCGACCGGGCGACCAAGGATCCGATGCGGCTTTGCTTCGTATCCCACGATCCTGACCTCGAGACATCCGACGAGTTTGCCCCGATCTCGGTCCCGGAGGCGCTGCCGGTCGAGGAATCCTGGCGGCCGCCGGTCGAAACCACGGCGGCGGACATCGCCGAGATGCTGCGGTTCATCCCGACCCGGCCGGACTACGAAACCTGGCTTCGGATCGCCTCGGCGGTCTGGTCGGTCCTCCCGATGGAAGACGGCGCGCGGATCCTCCACCAATGGAGCCCGGAGGAAAAGGACGGCGAGTATATCGGCAAGCACAAGGCTCGGCTGCGCCAGGTCGGCGTCGGCACGCTCGCCCACATTGCCAGCCAACACGGGTTCGACGCCCGGGCGGCCTGGAACCGGAAACGCTGGGCTGGCCGGATCAGGTTTGCCGACAGTGAGCGAGGACCCGGACAGGGCGAGGATCCAAACTCGGACACGTCGCCAGCGTGCATCGCCACGGAAATGACCCGGGAACGGATCGTGGGCGCGTTCAACTCCGGGCAGGCCGGGGACGCGCGCCTGTGGTGCGAGCTGCGCCGGGGCCTCCGGGTCTGGAACATTCACGCGAAGATGTGGATGATTTACGAGGAGGGGCTCTGGCGGCGCGATTCCGCCCACTCGACGCCCTGGGACATCTCGGACACGCTCTGCGAGATCTACGCCCGCATGTCGACATCGATCCGCGAGGAGATCGCCAAGGACCCGGCCCCGGATCGCAAGAAGGATCCCCGGGAAAAGGAACTGGCCGGATTCCAAGCCCGCATCGATATGCTGCGCAAGTGGGAATACATCTCGTCGGTCGAGAAGTTCGCCCTGCGAGAACTCAACCTGCCTGCGACCGCGTTTGATTCCAACCAGGACATTCTCGTCGTCATCAACGGAACGCTCGACTTTGCCGAGGGCCTCTTCCGCGAGCATCGGCCGAGCGACAACGCAACGGTTCGCTCACCGATCGCATTCGATCCGGCCGCCGAGTGCCCGCGCTGGGAGGCATTCCTTGACCGGTTCATCCCGGACATCGAAACCCGCGCCTATCTCGCCCGGGCGGTCGGCTACAGCCTGACCGGCCGGGTTCACGGTGACGCCCTGTTCTTCGCCTACGGCAAAGGGGCCAACGGCAAATCGACGTTTTACGGTGTGCTCAAGATCCTGCTTGGCGACCTCATGACGACCGTCCCGATTGCGGCCCTCCTGGCGGCCAAGGCGGACAACAACTTCGACTATCACAAGGCATCCATGGAGGGGAAGCGGGTCGTCCTCACCGACGAGATCCCGGAAGGCAGGAAGTTGGCGGATTCCCAAGTCAAGGCGATCACCGGGGGCGATCCCATGAATGCCCGCCGGCCGTTCGAAAGCCCTTACAACTTCATGCCCACTCACAAGCTCTGGCTCATGGGAAACCATAAGCCGGAAATCAAGGGCACGGACGAGGGGATCTGGCGCCGGGTCCACATGATCCCGTTCCTCGTCACCATCGCCGAGGCCGACCGCCGCCCGCGGCATGAGATCCTCGCCGAGTTCGAGGCCGAGGCGGCCGGCATCCTCAACTGGGCGATCCGGGGCCTACTCGAAAGCCGGGACATCGGCCTGCGCCCGCCTCCCCAGGTCGTCGAGGCGACCAAGGAATATCGCGAGGAATCCGATCAGTTCGGCGCGTTCCTCACAGAATGCACCGGGAAGGACGTCATCGGCCGCGTCGGGATCTCATCCCTGGCCAAGTGCTATGCCATCTGGTGCGAACAGAACGGGGAGAATCCACGGTATCACGGGACCCGGAAAATTCGAAAGGTCATGTGCGAGCGCGGCTGGCATATCGAACCGGACCGAAACGATCATCCGACCGTTCACGGATTGAGACTGAAACAGGAGGAGTCACACAATGAATTCGCCCTTAAAGGATAGGATTGCTTTTGAATCCCGCGAATCCCGCGCGGGAAACGCGGGGTTTCGTGACCATCTTATTTTTCAAACACTAAAAAATGCCACTTTTGACCCTAAAAATGCGGGAAATGCGGGATTGGCGGGGTAGTTCCTATTAAATACAGAGAAAGATTATTTATTATTCCTATATCCCAGACACTAGGTGCAACACCCCCGCGAATCCCGCAAATCCCGCACCACCCTTATTGAGACTTCAACACCAAAACCAATGCCATTCACACCCGACCAACTGCAAAAACTCGGCTACGTGCTCCAACCAGACGGATCCTATTCCGCTCCCGGAGCCGCCCGCTCAACCCACTATGCAAAACCAAAACTGGACCCGAAAACGCAAGCTCATCCTCATGGGCTACAAAATCCCGTCACTCAACCAACTGCTCCACAAGCATTGGACCGTAGCCCACAAAGCGAAGGAGGCCGCAAAGCGTGCGCTGTCGGTGGCGCTCCGCGATACCGCCTCATCGTGACCCGCTACTCCTCGCGCCCGCTCGACGCCGACAACCTGGCCGGCGGATGCAAGCCGCTCATCGATGCCATCCGCCGCGCCGGCCTGATCCCGGACGACGATCCGAAGACAGTCATCCTCGAGTTCGCTCAGCATGGATGCCTGAAAGCCGACGAGCGGACGGAGGTCGAGGTCTTCGAGCGCAATCTTGACTGACACCCGCAACCGCGCAACACTCACGCCCGATGCCAATCCTAGCCAATCCCAAGCATGAAGCCTTCGCCTGCAAGGTCGCCACGGGCATGCAGCTCGGGCCTGCTTATCGCGCCGTGTACGGCAAGAAAGGCACGGATCAGAACGCTTGCCGCTTGAGTAAAATTGAAAAGGTGGCGGCTCGAATCAAAGAGCTCCAGGGCAAAGCCGAGGCAAAAACTCTGCTGACGATCCAAGAACGCCGGGCGTTTCTGGCGGACGTGGTGCGCGTGAAAGTCGGGGACGTCGACGAGAAGTCACCGCTCGCGCAGTCGGTCGAATACGGGCTCAATGGGAGCCGGAAAATCAAAGTGCCCGACAAAATCAAGGCGCTCGAGCTCGACGCGAAGATGGCCGGTGAGCTGGTCGAAAAGCAGGAGACAACCCACGTCATCCCAGGATCGCTCGAAGAGGCGATCATTTCCCTGATCCATGGACAAGCGCGCCCTTGACTATCTGCGGGACCCATGGTGGCGCGTGTCAACGCTTCACATGGTGCGCGATGAAACCGCCAAGCTGGTGCCGTTCGTGCCCCGGAAGGAACAGGCCGAGTTCTACGCGACCAAGCACAATCGGAATTTCATCCTCAAGGCCCGCAAGCTCGGCATGTCCACGCTCCTTGCCCTCGACAACCTGGACGCCTGCATCTTCACGCCCGGGACCTACGCGGCCATCGTAGACCGCTCGGAGGCCGAGGCCTGCGGCAAGCTCGATATGGCGCGCTGCTCATGGGAAAATCTGGAAAAGAACCCTGATCCCCGCGTGGCAGCGGTCGGGAAGCTGATCAAAGACAACCTCAAGCTGGTTGCCGATTCCGACAAGGAGATGCGGTTTTCCAACGGCAGCAAGTTTGAAGCTGGCGTTTCCCTGCGCGGTGGCACCCCGACCCGCCTGCACGTCTCTGAGCTAGGCTACATTGCCAGCCATGACCGCAAGCGGGCCGAGGAGATCAAGGCCGGATCGATCAACGCGGTGCCCGCATCGGGTGAGGTCACGATTGAAACCACGCATGAGGGCGGCAAGGCTGGCATCTCGTACGAGTTCGCCCGCCTGGCGATGGACTCGACAGCGCGCGGGATCGAAAGCCCGCTGGACTGGCGCTTTCATTTTTTCCCATGGTTTGACCATCCATCGTACCGGCTCGCCATCGAAAACCCGCGCGTCGATCCTCGAATCATCGAATACTTTCAAAAGCTCAAGGCTGAGCATGGTATCACGCTCGGGCCTGATCGGATGGCCTGGTATCAGGCCAAGTTTGCCGAGCAACGCGAAGCGATGTTCCGCGAGTTCCCATCGACCCCGGAAGAGGCATTCCGCGCGATGGTATCGGGAGCGATCTATCCGCAGATGATGAATTTGCGCGCGGCCGGCCGCGTCAAAGACTTTTCGCACGATCCCAAGGCCCCGCTGATGGCGGCTTGGGACATCGGGATTTCTGACTTCACTTCGATTTGGCTCGTCCAGGTCGTCGGGCGCGAGCTGCTCTGGCTCGGCTGGTACGAGGGCGAGGGCTCGGGCGTCGGGCATTACGCGGAAGTGATCCGCTCATGGGAAAGGATCTTCGGCAAGCGGATCGCCTGCCACTACCTCCCGCACGATGCGAACCAGCGCGAGCGCGGGACCGGGAAAACCTACGCTGACCATCTCCGCGAAGCGGGATTTGCTCCCCACACGATCAAGGTCGTCCCCCGGTGCCCGGACATCTGGCAAGGGATCAACGATCTGCGGGACTTGCTCCCTCGGTCGTGGTTCCACTCCCGCTGCGATGAGTCGAGGCAATCAAAGACCGGCACGGAAAAGCTTTCCGGCGTGGCCTGCCTCGAAAGCTACCACACGCAAACGGTCGGGGCCTCTGGCGCCGTGCGGGAAATGCCCTGCCATGACGAGACATCGCACACGGCCGACGCGGCGCGCACGTTTGCCGAGGCCTGGGCGCGCGGGATGGTTGACACAGTCGGCGTGCTCACCAACGACGAACACCGCCCGCAAGTGCGGGTGATAACCGGGCTCTCCGACGAATGATTACAGCCATCGAAAGAGCCCGCGCGCTTTATGATCGATTCGATCAACCGCGCACGTTTGTTGAGGACCTCGAAGCGCATTTCCGGCACGGGTATGTGTTCTCGACGCCTGATCATTTCCTCATGGCGAGGACGGTCTGCAAGGATGCCCCTCGGGAATTCCTTGCCGATCCATGGCACCAGTTTGACAACGTCGACACATGGCTGATCTGGTTGGCGGTCGGACCGTGCGCGATGTCAGTCAAGACATTTTGCTTGACGATGCAACCCTTCCCCCTTACTTGGGTCGCTTGGGCGAGGCGAACCGGCCCCTTGAAATTTCATCTGATCAACCCATGAGACTCTCTGACCCGCTGACAAATCTTCTGCTTGGATCCACAACGTGTTACTTCGGCGGCGGGGGCGGTGCCCCAAAGGCCCCGAAGCAACAGAAGATCGAACTGCCCCCGGCCCCGAGCTACAATGCGCCTGCGGTGCCGACGCTTCCGCCGATGCCTGCCCCGGCCCCGCCGCCTCCTCCTCCTGATCCGCCAGTTTCCTCGAGTGCGCTGGACATCCAGCAATCGAAGGAGCAACAGCGGATCGATGCGCAGAAGCGCAAAGGCATCCGTAAAACGCTCATCGCAGGGGAAGCCAACCAGAAACCCGCCTCGCCGGTGACCGGCGCAACGCTGCTCGGCTGATCATGGAAAAGGAGAAGCTCGCTCAATGGGTGATCGAACGCCACGCCAAGCTTTCCGGCGAGCGTTCCGTCTGGGATGGCTTTTGGAGTGACATCGCAAACTATGTGATGCCCCGGAAATCGGAGATCCAATCTCGCCAGAGCTCGCCAAACCTTTCGAAGTCGGCCCGCCTTTTCGACACAACCGCGATCCGGGCAAACCAGATTCTTGCCAACGGACAACTGTCCTGGATGACCCCGCTCGAAAGCCGGTGGTTTTCGTTTGATCCTCCCCATATCCTAAAAGGCCAGGACAAGGTCGAGCAATGGTATCGCCGGTGCACGGAAATTGCTCAACTCGAGCTCGCTCGCTCGAACTTCTACACGGAAATCCATGAACTCTACCTCGACCGGGGAGCGTTTGGCACGGCGGCCATGACGGCCGAGGAAGGCGAGCGCGCGGTTTTGAATTTCCGGCTACTCAACTGCGGCAGTTACTCGATTGCCGAGGATGCTGAGGGCAAGATTGATTCCCTGTTTCGCTCGCTCACGATGACGATCCGAGCAGCGGCTCAAAAGTTCGGTGAAGAAAACCTTCACCAAGATTTGCAAACCAAGCTCAAGGACGCGAAGAGCATGGATCAGGCGTATGAGTTCGTTCATGCGATCTTCCCCCGGAAGGAATTCGACCCGGACAAGCGGGACGGCGAAAACAAGCCGTGGGCCTCGGTCTATGTGGACATCAAAAACAAGCTGATTGTCCGGGCTTCCGGGTACGACGAGCAACCGTTTTTCGCCACTCGATATTTACTCTGGGGCGATCAGGTTTACGGATGGTCCCCGGCCTGGATGGCGCTCCCGGAATCCCGCCAGCTCAATTTCTTGGAAAAGCAGATGGACAGCCTTGCCGAGACGGCCGCATTCCCTCGCATCCAGGTTCCCGAGGGCTACAAGGGCACGATCAATATGCAGGCGAATGGCATCACGTATTTTGATGCCAACGGCAACGGCCCGAAAGAATGGGCGACGGCCGGTCGGTATGACATCGGCAAGGATCGCGCCGAGATCAAGCGGAAGGCGATCAATGAAGCCTATCACGTCGATCTCTTCCAGATGTTCTCGCAGATTGAAAAGCAGATGACCGCCCGCGAGGTCGCCGAGCGATCGGGGGAAAAGATGATCCAATTTTCCCCGACGTTTGCGCGCATGACAACGGAGCTCTTCAATCCGCTCCTGCAGCGTGTTTGGTCTATCCTCATTCGTGCCGGCCGGTTCCCAGAGATCCCGCGCGAAGCCGTGCTTGTCGGACCGCAAGGCCCTGCTTTGCCTGAGCCGGAAGTCTCTTACTCGTCCCGGATCGCCCTGGCTGCAAAGACGCAAGAAAATCAGGCCATGTATGAAACGCTGGAATTCCTCATGCCTGTGTCTCAATCACGGCCCGAAGTCCTCGACAACTTTGATTGGGATGAGATCTCACGCGACTTTGCGAGAAACAGGGGGGCCGCGTCTCGGCATTTATTGCCAGAGGACGAGGTTGCCAAGATCCGCAATGCCCGGGCTAAACAGGCCGCCCAAGCTCAACAGATGCAGCAAATGCAGATGGGAGCCGACGCGGCGGCAAAGGTCGGCGGGATTCCGAACGATTCAGCGGCCGCCAAGATGCTGACTGATCAAGCGGCATGAGTGACGAAATCACGCTTGAGGACATCCAGCGCGCGAAGGAACGCCAACGCACGATCAATGCTTACCACCGCACGTTTTCAAGCGATGATGGCAAGCGCGTTCTTGAGGATCTCAAAACAGTTTTCGGGTTCAAGTTTCCGACATTCGTTCCCCGTCAGGGTGGCGAATATGACACCCATCACGCGGCAATCCGCGACGGCCAGCGGCAAGTCATCCTGCACGTTGAAACCGTCCTTAGCGAAGAGGCCATCGGGGACGCGAATGTCGAACAACCGCAAGTCACAGTAAAATCATGAGCAAATACACACTCGAAAACGGGGCCATCATGGCGGACGGGCAGGCAATCGCCCGGCATGACGCGGCCCGGAACGTGGTGGTTTCAACCGAGCCACTACATCACAAGATCAAATCTGCGATCTCGCGCCTCATTGAGCCGAACCCGGCCTATGAGGTCGACGAACTTCAGGAAAGCCCGGGGATCACGCCCGAGCCCGCACCGGTCCCGGGCGGCGCGCTTCCTAAAGGCCCTGTACCTGCGGCCGCCATGGAAACAGCGCCAGCCAAAGATCCCGCGCTCGGCGACAAGACGCCCGCATACGTGGATTGGTTCCGCCGCAATCATAGCGCCGAGGAGTTCGCTGAAAAGTATCGTGGCCGCAAGGTGCCCGCCTCGATGGCGGTCGCAATGGCCGAGCCCGTCATCTCAACCCACATGCCGACGAACGAATAATTGACCCATGAAAATCAAAATCAAATCCATCTTCTTTGCTCCTGATGACGGCGCGCCCGGTAGCGGCGGCGCCGGTACTGGCACCCTGATCCCTGACGGGAGTGGAGCTTTCCCAGCGGCCGGAACGCCGCCCGCAGCCGGTGGCCAGACGCCTCCCGCGGCGACGGGCTCCCCGTATTTTGGCGCTGACGGCAATTTCGTCGAGGGCTGGGCGGACAAGCTCCCGGATGGTTTCCTGACTGCTGACGATCTGCCGGCGTTCAAGATCCACGCGAGCAAGTACAAGAGCCCGCTCGATGCGATCAAGAGCGATTTCCACAAGGAAAAGATGCTGGGTCGTAAAGCTCAAGCGGTCGTGATCCCGGGCGAGAAAAGCACTCCCGAGGAAATTGCCGCATTCCGCACCGCCTTGGGCGTGCCGGAAACCCCGGAGGGCTACAAGCTCAAGCCGGAAGCGCTCCCGGAGGGGATGACCTGGAACGATGAGATTGCGAAGCCATTCGCCGCCATCGCTCACAAGCACAGCATCCCGCCCGCCGCGATGAATGAAATCATCGGCCAATACGTCGCCATGCAGCAAGTGAGCGCCGACGAGATGGGCAAGATGTACCAGGCCGAGCTCGACAAGGGCATGGCGACGCTCAAGGAGACATGGAAGAATGACACGGACAAGAATATCGGCTTTGCCTCGCGTGTGGCTAAGTCGATCGGTCTTGACCCGACGTCCCCGGGCCTGCGTGATCCGAACGTCGTCATTGCCCTCCAGCGCGTCGGCGCGATGCTCAGCGAAGACAAGCTGGTTTCCGGCGACATCTCGGCCACGCTTCAGCCTGGCAAGGTGCGCGCGAACGAGATCATGACGAACCCGGCCGATCCGATGTTTGCCGACTATTCCGGCAAGAACGGCAAGGACCGGCAGGTCGCCGCTGCCAAGCTGGTTGCTGATCTGCTCAAGAACGGCTGACGAAACTTTCGCCTCGCTACTGGCGGACCTGAGAGGCCCGGACGGAAATAAAAGTCTGTCCGGGTCTTTTTCGTCTTGACTGACACCGCGCGAGCGCGTAGGCACGGATTCAGCGCAAGCAGACAACTCCTTTTTCGGGGCCTGCTCACGGCAACCCAACGA